GGCGGCCGCTTCCGCCGCACCGCCCTCTGCAGCCCCTGCGCCGCCGTCTCCGCCTTCGGCAAATTTCTGCAGGTTCAGTGCCTTTTCCGGCGCATCGCAGCCGTCGCTGTCATCGTAAATGTACAACTCCACATGGTCCGGGTACTGCCCGGCCAGCTCGCTCAGCCCTTCCTCCACAAAGTCGTACCATGCAGCAACCATGATTCCGGTCATGCCGCCGCTGGGCTTTGCCTGCACCACAAAAGACTCACCGTGCTGCACGCAGCTGCTCTCCAGCTGCTTCTGCCGTGCAGCCTCCTCCACCTTGTTGGCCAGCGTCTGCAGCAGCACGCTCACTGCCGCACACACAATGTCCTGGCCTTTGGGTGCATAGTCTGCGTGGCCGCTTGCTGCTACACTATAGCCCTTGTCGGTCTGCATCATTTCCACTTTGATCACGCCGTTTTCCTCCTGTCGTTCCTGTTCCAATCGGAGAGCCGAGAAAAAAGCGTTAAGCGCAGCGGCTAGCTTTTTTCCGGTTCGACTTCTTCTTTGGGGTCTGAAAGGGGCGAGCAGCCCCTTTCTCGTGGGTCCAGCGCGTCGAAATCGCTGGCGCTTTTCTGGTTCTCTTTTGTGTGGCAAAAGAGAACGTCCCCCGTCATTCTTTGTTCGGGTTGTTCGCATCCATGGCCCGCTTGGCCGCCTGTGTCGAGAGACTGTTGTTCCCTTCGCCCACCGCAGCGCCCAGGCTGTTGGTGGTGCTGCGGGTCACATTGCTGCTGCCGCTGCCGCCACCCGTGCTGCCCGCCGCCTGCGCAGCCGCTCCTGCCGCCTCGCTCACGTTGGTGCCGTTCTGCTGGTCGATGATGGCCGCCATTTTCTGCATCTGCTGCGCCATCTGCTGCAGCTGGGTGTACAGCGTGCCGTTCTCACTCACCCGCTGGCGCACCTTCTCAATGCCTTCAAAGTCCATCATGTCCAGCGCCGCCAGGGCTGCGTCGGCGTTGGCCGGTGCAAAGAATCCCATCTGGTAGCACTCCTTCGCCGTCTCGTTCTGAGAAAGGCGGCTGAAGGTGCTCTTCTTGGCGGCGCTCACCGTGATGTCAAACACCGGCTCGTGGTCTCCCAGCTGCACCCCGCCGATCTCGCCGCCCGGCACAGCCCGCAGCTGCGCCGCGCTGAAGGGGGTGTACTCGGTCTGCCCCGTCTCTCCGGTAATGCGGAACACCCGCTGCTCGTCGTAGAACTGGCGCATCAGCTCGATGATCAGGTAGCACTCCTTCGCAAAGGAGCGGTAGGCGCTTTTCAGCATGTCCCGGCTCAGCTTGCTGCCCGCCTCCTGCAGCGCCGCAATGGCGCTGGCGGCCGTCAGGCCGCTGGTGGTGCCGCCCTGGCTCACGTCCCGGTTACCGCTGATCTCCTTCAGCTCGCTCACCCGGTCGTCCCGGTAGGTGATGCAGTTGCCGCTCAGCACGCTGGTCTGCAGCGGCATAAAGGTGTCGCTGTTCAGCCGTCCCACCACATGCACGATGTCCCGGCTGAAGTCCGCCAGTTCTTCCTCGCTCACCCCGGCCGAGTCGCTCACCACAAAGCGCAGTTTGCTTGCCAGTTTCACGTTCTCGTCCATGGCGTGGTTCATCTCGTCAATGGCGGTCTGGGTGTCCTTCATCACGTCGATGTACCCAAAGCCCGCCGGGCTGTCCTCTTCCATGAACAACGGGTCAAACACAAAGGGGTATTTCCCGTGGTCGTAAAAGCCCCGCTCGGCCAGGGCCGGGTCGTTCTCGCTGGCGTACAGCACCACGCCGTTGCAGTACTTGCAGTAGTGCAGCACCGGCGCGCCCTGCGGCCGGGCCTTTTTGTAGTACCAGTCCACCACCACACTCTTGCCGGTGGTGTCCAGCTGATCGTCGTGGATGTACTCGGCCACGTCCAGGCTCTTTCCGGTGTGGCCTTCCAGCTGGGGGTATTTCGCCACCAGCTGCTCGTTGTCCTCCAGGCTCAGGCTGAACAGGTTCGGGCTCTCCTGAATGTCGCTCACGCCAGGGGCCCAGTACAGCATCAGCAGGTTCACGCTCTTCACGCTGATGTCGCCAAGGCCCCCTCGCAGCGTCGGGTCCCAGAACACACCCTTCACGCCGGTGCCGGTCTTGAGCTTGCGCCACCAGGTGTCGCTGTACACCTGCTCATAGTCGCACTGCTCCAAAACCACCGGGATGATCTTCGAGAGTGCCTTGGCCGTTTCTTCGTCGTCCGCCGCCCGGGGCAAAACGTTGGGCTCCGGGTAGTTGTCCATGGCGTCGGCGTGTTTGTTGGCAATGCTGTTGAACAGCCACCCGCTGGAGGGCTTGGGCTTGCCCTCCATCATCTTGTTTTCGCAGTTCTTCCAGTGTCCCATGCGGAACCACAGCTCGTTGTCCACAATGCGCTTGTCCAGCGACGCCTTGCCCGCCTTGTATTTCTGCAGGGTCTCCCCCGCCTTTGCGATCTCCTCCGGCCCGATCGCCTGTGCCGTGTCCCCGCTGTCCTCCGGGGCACTGCCGCTCGTCGCCTGCAGGCTCGTTCCGGTCATCGGCTCCGGCTGCTGCGCTCCCAGGCTGCTCAGCATCCCGGCCCCCGCCGGGTCTTCGCTCACCCTCTGGTCCGGGTATCGCCGCAGCAGCTCCTGCAAAAGTTCTTTTCCGTCCACTCTGTCACTCCTTTTTTGCCCATTCCCAGTGGTGAGGGAGTTACACCCGCATCACTCTGGTGCGGCTCTTGTGCTTGTCCAGATCCAGCGGGTCGTCCCGCAGTACCGTCTCTTTCTGGATCTGCCGCGGGCTGATGGGGTTTTCCATCAGCACATAGCGGCACTCGTCGTAGATGTGATCCTCCTGGTCCGAGTCAATGTCCTCCACGTTGCTCTCGTCGTACACAAGGTTCGGGATGGTCCGGATAAAGTGTTTGCAGGTGTCAAACACCTGCAGCATGGGCCGTCCCTCGGCGTCAAAGGCCAGCCGGTAGTGCATCTGCATCTTGCCGGCAAGGCGGGTGTGGTCTCCCGGGTGCCATACCAGGTAGTACGGGTGCTTTTCCTGCATCTGGGCAATGCTCTCACCCTGGCTCTCGTTGAAGATGGCCGGGTCCGCCACGCCCTGGATCACCCGGCCTTTCAGCATCGGGTCGTTCTCTTCCGCTTCCCTTATGCGCCGGGCCTGCTCCACCGGGTTGATCTTCAGGCCTTCGTTCGGCGTACCGTCGCAGCCGTACAGCTCCTTGATCCGGTACAGCCTGCCCTCTTCGTCCGCTGCGTACCACCCCACCGAGAAGGGCCGCGAGTAGCCAAAGTCGTACCCGCGCCAGATTTTCCAGTGTGCCGGAATGCGGAACGGCTTGATCACGTGGGTCCACCGCTGGTCCTCGTAGTGGACCGGGTCGTTGCGCCACTCGGTGAACACCTGGCCGCTGAAGCTGTCCCAGCTGCCATAGAGCAGCGCCTGCTTCTCCGCCTCCGGTAAGGACGCCAGGTTGTTCAGATACCCCGGGTCATTTTTCAGCAGTGCCGGGTTGTCAAAGATGGTGGAGGGGATAAACACCCGCGTGCGCCGCAGCTTTTCCACGGTGCCGTCCGGCTTCTTCACGTCCACCAGCTGCACCATCCGGGTGCCCGGGGGTGCCGGCGTGATGAACCGGGCCTTCACCCACCCATGGCCGATGCCGCCGGGGTTGGCCGTGGCCCGGATGTACACCTGTGTGCCCGGCCCGCTGGGGCGGTTGCGGCTCATCAGGTAGCTGTACTCTTCCCAGGTGAAGTGGGTCAGCTCGTCCACCCCGATAAAATCAAACTGCTGGCCCTGGTAGTTGTATTTGTCCTGGGCCCGGAACATGCTTCCAAAATAGATCTTCGCCCCGCTGGGGAAGGTCCAGCAGTGGTTGCTGGCATTGTACCGGGCCTTGGGGAATGCGGGCTTGTAGTACTGCATGGTCTTGTCGATCAGCTCCCGCAGCTGGGGAAAGGTCTTGCGCAGGATCAATGCCCGGTAGTTCGGCACATCCACCTGCCGCAGCGCCTCGATCACTAGCGCGTCGCTCTTGCCGCCGCCGGCCGCCCCGCCGTACAGGGCCTCGTCCTCGCTGCGCCGCATAAAGGCCGCCTGCCTCGGCTGCGGCCGCCAGATGATGGGCCGGCCGTTAATCTCCTGCCGTGCCATCCAGCACCACCTCCTGCTGCTCTGCGTCGTCCTTTGCTTCCATCAGCACCGCCGGGGCAGCGCTCTGGCTGCTGCCCTCGTCCCGCGGCACCAGCGCCGCCGCATTGGCCGCAGCGTTCAAAAGCACCGTGGCCACGTTCGCCGCGTCCTTGTCGGTCATGGCCAGCGCCTCGTACCGCTCCAGCTGCTGTTCCAGCTCCTTCCGCTCATCGTCCTCCAGCCGCCGGTCGTAGCTGCCCGGCTCACTGTACACCACAAGGCCGGTTTCTGCCGCGTCCTGCAGGTTCTCCGCCTCGCTCTTGAGCAGCCCGCCGATCGCAAAGTCCCGGGCTCGGGCATCCTCGTCCAGTTTTGCCCGCAGCTTTGTGCAGATCTCGCTGGCCCGCTGGTTCTCGGCCACCCGCTGCTGCAGGTAGCCCACCTGGGCCCGGGCTCCCAGCGCCGCCCGGGCTGCGATCTCCCGCGCCGCCTGGGCCCTGGCCTCGGCAAACACCCCGTCCGACTTTCCGGCCTCCTCGGCCATCCAGCTGCGGATGGTGCTCTCCGGCACGCCGTACTTCCGGGCCACTGCACAGATGGAGTTGGAGCTGATCATGGCCATCACCACCTCGGCCCGTACCTTGGCCGGGTACTTTTTCCCGCGCCCCTGTCGGCCCGACACGGTATTTTTGCAGTATTTCCGCTGTGCCATCCCAGGCCCTCCCTCTGTGCTCATGGTTCCAGTCTATCGCAAACTGCCGCACAAAAAACCTCCGGACTTTTTGGGGGAGTGGAGCACGGGTTGTGTTTGCTGTTTTTTCCGCAGCGGCCTTGCGGCGCTTTGAAAAACCAGAACACTGCCCCAGCCTCAGCTCCCTGCTTCCGCCACTGGCGGCGGTCGCTTCCGCTGCAAGTTGCGGCTCCCAGCGTCTGCTGCGGCCCTTGGGCGGGCCTTGCATCCTGCTGGCCGCTGCCCCAACAGCTCCTCCCTGCTTCAGCCGCAGGCTGCGGTCGTCGCCGTTGCAGTACAAAAAGGCCGCGCGCCGCAGCGCTCAGCCATCTCTCTTCGTTCCCGCAGCTGTCATTCCGCCTCCAGCAGCCCTGCCGCCGCCGCGTAGATCCCCACCGTGCTCAGCGCTTCCAGCTCCTTGCTGTAGTAGGTCGTCCGCCCGATGTACAGCGCTCGGATCACGTCCTCTTCCCGCATGCCCTCCAGGTAGCGCATCCGCAAAAGCTCCCAGCAGGCAGGGTCCGTCCGGGCATAGTAGTCCCGCACCCGGTCCAGCACCGCCGCCCACTTGCCGCGCCCGTCGTACTGCCGCAGCGCCCTGCGCACCTCTTTCCGCTGCTTTTTGGTCACTGCCCGCCGCCTTTCCCGCTTTTTTTGCCGTTTTTGGCTGATATCTCACACATTCCCCGCACAAACCGCCTATTTTACGCGCAAAATAAAATTATTTTGTCTGTCATGTGCGAACTTTCGCAAACTCCCCCCGCCGCAGGATCACATAAGCCTGCGGTTCGGTGGCTTCCCAGCCCTCCGGCCGGGGCTCGGCATTCTCGTGCAGCCCGCCGGGGTCAAAGATCTGGATCTTCACGCACTCCCACCCCGGGAACAGCTTTTCCCACCACGCCGGGTCCTCCGCGTGTTCGCTGCAGGCCTCCCGCAGCTGGCGGCGGCTCCACTTGGTGTCAGCTGCCGGCTGCTCCTCCGGCAGGGTCAGGTTGCTGGTTTCCAGGCACCGCCGGAAGCCGTGGCCGTAGATGTACCCCACCGTGCCGCTCGTACCCTGCCCGTCAATGCCCAGGATCTTCTTCATGATGATCCGGTCTGCGTTCATGGTGCCCATGGGCTCAAACTCCCGTGTGCCGGGGACACGCCGCCGCCATAGATCCTCCAGCATATACCGCAGCTCCCGCCGCTCTGCCTCACTCAGCCCCGGGCACTGGGCAAAGCCATGCATGTGCAGCCGCCCGGCCTCGCCGTTGCGCACGGCCCACAGCATCAACTTCAGCCACGTTCCCCGCACGCCAAAGCGCTTGCGCACCGCCCGCTGCACCCGCCGGGCATAGTTCTTCACGTCCCGCCAGCAGCCTTCCTCGTCCTCGGGCAGGTAGGCGTCCTCGTATGTAGCGGTCAGGTAAAAGCCGTTCTGGTCAAAATTGGCCAGCACCTTGCGCTGTCGGCGGCGCAGGCTGGCGGCTTTGTTCCGGCTCTTCTGCCCCCGGTCACTTTCCTTGCGCTTCTTGCCCCGCTGGCGGTGCTCCTGATCCGTCACGGGGTAAATGCCCACGGCCTGGTATGTGTCCCCGCAAAGGGTCCTTTTTTCCCGGATGTAGCTTTTTCGCATCCCGGTGCCCTCCCCGTCCGGTAAACTTTTCGTGTTGGTTTCTTTTCTGTGGCCCACACAGTCACAAGATTAACGGGTATACAAGCCCCCAAAGCGCCCGCCCCGGACGCCTATTATAAAAAGGAATGGCCTGTTCAGTTCAAACGCCTGCCGCCAGAGCTTTCCCTCTGGCAGCACCCGTTCGGCCTGACGCTCCCGCCGTCGCCAAAGCCCCCGGCCGCGCGCTGTCCACGCCGCCGGGGGCTCTTTATTTGTGGGTTCCGCCCATCCAGAACTCCGCGTCAAAGTCGTTCCGGTTGATCTTTCCCGCATCGTTCTGGCTCTTCGTGTAGGTCTTTTCTTTCTGTACCTCGGCTTTCCAGGCCCGGTATTTTTCGCACCGGTCACTGCAGGCCGGGTGCCGGTCCGGGCAGTCCGGCGTGCATACCGGCCTTACCATGCCGGCTCCGTCGGTTTCCCCGCCGCTTCCCAGTACCCGTAGCTCAGCTCCTTCTTCCCACGCTCCCGGGCCTTGGCGTTGTAGCCCTCCAGCTCCCGCACGTCCAGCTGCAGCGGGTCCGGCTTTTCCAGGTACTTTTTCAGCCGTATCCGTGGCGCCGGTTTCGGCACCGGCAGGGCAGTCATTTTCGGCTTTGCCGGTCGCTTCGGCGGCTTTGCCTGGGCGTTCTCCGTCTTTTTCGGCTGCAGCCGCGCCTTGTAGGCTTTCCGGCTGCAAGCCACTTCTACCTTTTCCCGGGTGATGTCCCACCGGTGCTTGCCGCGGCGCTTGTGCTGGCGCTGCTGGTCCCGCCACAGCGTCGGCAGGATCTTCTCCGCCCGCACCACGCCCTGGGCTGCCAGGTCTGCCGCCGTGCCCTCGTACAGCACCTTCCCGCTGTCCGGGTCGTGAAGACTGTACTTGTATACCATCATACGGCGCTGCCCTCCTGCTTCCCGGCCCGGTGCTTTGCGCTCACACGCTTCTCCTGCAGGCGCTTGAGCGGGTCCGCCCACTCCTCACGCGCCATGTCCCGCACCTCCTGTACCTGCACGCCGTGCTTTCCGGCCGCCTTTTTGCAAAAGCGCTTGCGGCTCATTCTGCATTTGTCCTTGCTCATGCGTTGCCTCCGCTCCCGTACAGCTCCACTTCCACACCGTCCGCCGTCACCAGCACCCCGCCGTCCAGCGCCACGGCCAGCTGCTGCAGCCGTGCCGACGGCACCCGCAGCAGCCCGGCAGGCCGCATCCACTTGGTGATCTCCCCGGCCCGGATGCCGATCTTCTCCGCCAGGGTGTCGGCGTTCTCACCCCGGTAGCCCATCGCTTCTTTCAGGGTCATCTCGCCCGCCTCCTCTCCCAGCTCTCCGGCATGGCCGGGGCCTGCAGCACGGTCTGGATGCGCTTTTCCACTTCCGCCGGGGCCAGCGGCAGGCAGCCCACCCGCTTGCGGCTGGCCTCCACCAGCCAGGCCCGCTCTGCCAGCCCGTCCAGTGCCTGCCGGGTCTGGCGCTGCTGCTGATGCAGCGCCTGTGCGTCCGGGATGTCCTCCACCTGCACGTCGGTCTTGTAGGCGTCCCGGGCGCAGCGGCAAAACCGCTCCAGCGCCACGTCCACGCCGTCCTCCATGGCCCACTCCGAGAGCTGCCGGAAATTCTCGGTCACCGCTTTATGTAAGTCGTTCAGGCGCTTGGCTCCAAAGCCCAGCACCTCGGCGCAGGCCGCCGCGTATACCCGCCACTCCAGCGTGGCAGCGTTGTCCACCGCCATGCGGATCTGCAGCTCCTTCTGCTTGCGGGCCGCGCCCTTGCCCAGCGGCACCCGGAACTCCGTTTCCGCCCCTTCCGGCAAAAGGCTCACCAGCCAGGCCTGCCCGGCTGCGGCCTGTTCCCGGCCGCTCTTCCGGGGCTGGGCCATCACTTCCAGCATCTCCTCGTTGATCTCGTCCCGCCGCAGGTTCACCTTCCGCAGCCGCTGCACACCCACCTCGTACTCGTCGTGCAGGGCAATGGTCACGCAGGCGTGCATAAAATCCACCGCATTGTTCTCCGCCAGGCTGATCTTCTCGGTCAGGCTCAGTTTCTTCTTCATCTCTTTGTCCTTTCGTAGTATTCGTCGTGCAGCTTCTGCCACTGGGCCAGCGGCAGGGCCTTGTCCCGTGCCGCACGGGCCAGTACCCGGTACGCCGGGCCGTTTTTGTCCCGCGGGTTCATCCAGTCCGCCTTTTCCAGCGCCTCGTTCAACTCCCGTCGGTACTCTTCGTAGGTCAAGGCTGCACCTCCCCCTGCCGCCGCATCAGCTCCGTCATAAAGCTCATCTCTTTTTCGCTGCTGACCATATACCGTTTGCCTTTTCCTCGCACCATGGCCAGCAGCCGGTCCTGCATCATCTCGCCAAATTCCTTGGCGGCTTCCTCCTGCTCGGCCTTGGAGAGGCCCTTTCTCATCAGTTGCGCCGCGGTGCTCAGGTAGGCATCTTCCAGGGCGTCCAGCGCTTTGCCCTTGCTTGTGTTCTGGCCCTGGCAGCGCATCACCACCGGGCCGTCGTCGATCACCGAAATGTTGATTTCAATCTTGCTTTTCATCCTTGTCCTCCTTCACGGTTCCCCGTGGTCGTTCATCCAGCTGGCCGCCAGCGCCCGGGCGTCTGCCAGTTTGTCGCACAGCATGTTCACCGCTGCTTCCTGCATCCACTCCGGCAGCTTGTCGGCCTGCATCAGGGCAGCGCCCATGTCCCGCACCAGCTCCTCGCCGTGCAGCTCCATCCGCTGCCAGATCTCTGCCTCGTCCGGCGTCAGGTTCTCCGGCCGGCTCACTTCAGCACCTCCACGCTGTAGGCCTTGCAGGTACAGCCCCCGTGCTCTGCCCGGGCTTTGTCCTCGACCATGGCCTTTGCCACGCCCTTGCTGATGGCCTGCACCTCGTAGCTGCAGTGTGTAAAGTATTCGCTTTTGGTCTGTGGCAGCTTCTGGCTGCACTCCACATTCACGCGGTATCTGCCCATCCTTCAGCCCGCCTTTCTGCGGTCAGCCGCTCGTTTTTCCTGCGGCTGCCGCTCCTTGCAGGGCTTTTCGTCCTCTTCCTGCTCGGCGCAGCTGCCCAGGCCCGCCAGCACCACAGCCAGCGCCAGCAGCACCAGCGCCCCCACAAAACACCCGGCCATGGCCCAGCCCGTGTAGCTTTCCAGCCCGCTTGCCACCAGCAGGCAGCCGATCAGGCTGGCCCAGCTGCCGCAGTAATAGATCCATTTCCGCATTGTCAAAACCTCCCGTTTGTGTTAAACTTCTGGTGATGAGTGCATGCTGCTTTCATCACCCCTTGGCCTTGCCGGTGCTGTCACGCCGGCAGGGCCTTTTTGTTTTCTTGCACTTCTCCCGCTGCTTCTGCCATGCTTCAAACGCAGCCTGGTTCTCCGGGTCTGCGTAAAAATCCGCGGCAATGTCATACAGCGCCCAGATCTGCCACATCTTCAGCGGCCCGCTTTCACCGTCCATTCACGCCTCCTGTCAGTCCGGGTTAAAGGTCTGGAAGCGTTCGCCCGTACCGGTCGCTTCCAGCGGAATCTCCCACTCGGCGCAGATGCTCTCGGCCACCGACTTTGCAAAGCCGATCAGCTCGTCGCCCCGCGCTGCCATCAGCACTGCCGGACCTACAATGCTGCTCATGTAGTTGAACGCGTACAGATCCGTGGCGTGCTCATTGTAAGGCAGCTCCTGCAGCAGGCCCTCTTCGTTCACGGCCATCTGGATGCTGTCCACATCCTCCCGTGCCCAGCTGGCAGCCAGGCAGGTGTCAGCCATCTCAATGGGCCCGCCCACCAGCTTCTGCAGCGTCTCCAGCTTGCAGGTGTCCCCGTCGTCACAGGGCAAAAGGTAAGCGCTGGTGTCCACCGGCATCACGATCACAAAACGTTCCATGTCCTTATCCCTCCGTATTGGCATAGCCTGCTTTTTCGGCGTCTTCCACGCTGACATCGTCAAAACACTGCTCCAGCACCATCAGCACCCGGCGCTGTGCGCCGGGGCGCAGGTTTGCCCGGCGCATAGCGATCAGACAATAGCCCATGCAGGCTGCATTGCTCCACGGCCCGTTCAGGTTTGCCAGCATCCGGGCCGCCTCGTTCTTCTTGCCCATCTCTTTGTCCTCCTTGGTTTCATGCATTCTTCCCCGGCTGGCCCTTGTTCTCCGATTTGTGCTATACTTGCACTGAAAGGAGATGAAAGCCACCCGTGCTTTACAAAATCATGTTTGAAATTCAATGTCCCTTTGACGCTCTGGGAATTCTGCCTGCAATGGAATCCGAAATCTGCTGCAGAGTTGTCCCCGGAAAGTCTCCGGTTTTCTCGGTTCCTAACGTCTGTGACCGCTGCAACGACACAAACTTTGAGCAATGTCAGCAATGCACTGGCGCAATCTATCAGATGTTCCGGCAGGGGCTTATCCCTGTGGAGTTTCTTCCTTCCTGGCCGGTTCGCACTCTGCCAGACCCCATCCGGCCATGTCTTGAGCTGCTTTCAGAATGATTTCTGCATTCTCGGCAATCACCCCGGAAAGCGACCTGTTATAATCAGGGTCATACACAGCCATCTTTCTGGCCGCCATCCACCCCGGCAGGAATTCCCAAAGGGTCTGTGCCGCTTCCAGTGTTCGGTTATTTTCTTTGCTGTGTAAGTACAGCCCCAGTTCGTTGTAGTCCCCGCCCGCCTCTTCCACAGGCGTGCAGGGCTTTTTTGTTTCTTCCTCCACCTTCTTCCCTCCCTTCATGCGCTTTTCCCCGGCTGGTGAAACAGATACTCCATCCGCATCCCCGGAAAAAGTCTGTTACGCACTTCTTCCGCTTCTGGATAAGTAAAATCCGTTTCACCGTTGATCTTGTTCCTTGCGGTTTTTTCGGAACAGCCGATCGTTCGCATGATGTCCCTGACGGTCAATCCATTCCGTTGCATTTCAGCCTTTAAGTTATCCATTGCCTTTTCTCCTTTCTATTTTGATTTTACCGTAAGCGGTAATTCTATTTTGATTTTATATCCTTATTCGGTAAAAGTCAACCCCATTTTGCAATTTTTTATACAATTCGGTAATTTATTATTGACTTGTGCTTTTTTCTCTTTTATAATGGGCTTATCAATTAACGGGGAGGTTTTTACCGTGTGGCTTGAAAGGCTTGTCCAACTGAAAAAAAACAGCGGCATGACAATTGAGCAGATTGCAACGGCTTCCGGTGTCCCTAAAGGAACCTTGAATAAGCTCTTTGCTGGACAGACGAAAGACCCTCAGTTGTCCACCGTTTCTGCGGTTGTCCACTGCATGGGGTATACCCTTGACGATCTATCCGGCGATACCTCAAACGGTGAAACTGTACTCACCCCTCGGCAGTCTGCTCTGCTGTCCTCGTTTGACCAGCTCAACGAGGAGGGACAGACCAAGGCCGTGGAGTATGTGGAGGACCTTGTGCTCACCGGCCGTTATAAAAAATGTTCTGCGCCTGACCTGGGTGCAAAAGAAGCGTAAATAAAAAATCCGTTCCAGCATCAGCCGGAACGGTTTATTTGTATGAAGGAGCAATTTTATGTTTTCTACCGATATTTCTTATGATGAGGCTGCGTCCGCTATCCAGAAGCTGGATCCCGCCATGCGTGCCGACTATGAGGAAAACCTTTCTCGCCTCCGAAAAGCCGAAACCGCATACGCGGACGAAGATGGCCGGCAGATCATCGGCTATATGGATCTTGCCTTTCAGCTGGAGTGCACCACGCGGGAGCTCGCTGCCACAAAATCTCTTCTGGATCAGGAGCATGAAAAAGCCCGTGCAGCCGACGACAGTCTGCACCACATTCTGCTTGTTCTTTGTGGGTTCTGGAGCGCTATTCTGGTTTTTCCTTTGTATTCGCAGCTTTCTTTTTCGCCTCTTCTGGTGATTGCCATTCCCTTTATCGTCGTCTTTCTATCCGTTCTCGGCATTTTTTACGCTTATGGCATCATCCAGCACCTCAATTCCACGGATCCCGATTTTCATTGGATGAGCACCGGCGTTCAAAAAGCAAAGCTCACTTTCTGTGTTCTTCTCCCTTTCATCATCCTTTTGGTTGCCTCTGCCGTGGAGTATTTCCGTCAGTAAAGCACAACCCTTCAGCAGGTTCCTATTAAGTCTGCTTATTTATGTCTTGTTTGTGAAGGATTTTTGAATTTTCATTGCTTGTCAAGCCCTAATTTTTAGTTTTTCTGTTGCGTTTGCAACTTTTCACATTTTTTTCGTGTACAAACCCGCTCACCGAGCGTATAATAGACTTGCAGGAACGTATTCCTGCCAAGACAATGAAAAGACTGCTGGTCTTTGCTTGTCCGCTGAAAGAGGGTAGCCCCTCCCTGCCATGAAAAAATGGGGAATTAAAAAAGCGGTGAGCTCTTACCGTGAGTAGAGAATGAAAAAAGCGGAGAACCTCTGCCGTATAGTGAGGAATGAAAAAGGGTGCGGGACAGGTTACTGTTCCGCACCTTCTTGGATTAAGGAGCTGAATTATGGGGAAGTTTCAATTTTACCACATCAACGAACACTATATCAGCTATTTACATAGTATTGACACCCGTGTGCAATACAATAAGGGGCAGCGGCGTCCGTATGTTGGAATTGTACTCTCCATCAACGGCATTGATTATTATGTTCCCCTTGAATCCCCTAAGCCCAATCACGTTAACATCAAAGGCGGCGGTCCTGTTATGAAACTCGACGATGGTCGTCTTGGCCTAATGGGCTTCAACAATATGATTCCTGTTATTCCATCTTGCTTGATCAAATTTGATATTCAGAGTATCGAAAATGAGAATTATAAAATGCTCTTGTTGAATCAGTTAAATTATTGCAACAAGAATCGCGATCTTATTCTCCAGCGTGCAGAATCCACATACCGCAAAGCTCTCAGTCGTAAAATCCCGCTGTATCAAAAGGTATGCTGCAATTTTGAAAAATTGGAACGTAAAAGCAAGAAATATGATCCAAATTACGTTCCATCTAAAAAGAAAATTCGTGCAACCGTACCTTCCAAATAATTGTTCTTTTCAAGGAGCTCCCCGCCGGGTGCTCCTTGTTTTATAAACGCACAACCCCCTCCAGCCGTTTCCAGCCGGAGGGGGTTGCCCCGTCGTCAAAAGGTAAGGATAAAAAAACAAGAAGGTTTCTTTCCATGCGTCGCCTGCCCTTACAGCATAGCACGCTTTTTCGATATGGGCAAATAAATGCCCCGGCGCTGGTACGATGCAGCGCCGGGGATAACATGGAGTGCAGCACAAAACCGGACAAAGAAAATTTTATGCTTGCAGGGGTCAGTATATCACACTCCCTGCATATGGGCAAACCGCCCGGAAAGGAAGTGTTATCATGCCCCGTAAAAAAGCTCCTGCGGCCGAAGTGCCGCGCCTGGTGGCTTACTACCGCTACTCTGGCGGCAGCCGCCAGACCGAGCAGAGCATCGAGGGCCAGCGCCGGGACTGCGAGGCCTACGCCCGCGCCCACGGCATGACCATCCTGCGCGAGTATGTAGACCGCCACATCAGCGGCAAAACCGATGACCGCCCCGCCTTCCAGCAGTTGGTGGCCGACAGCGCCGCGCACATCTTTGACGCCGTGATCTGCTGGAAAACCGACCGTCTGGCCCGCAACCGCTACGACAGCGCCGTCTATAAGAAAAAGCTCCGGGACAACGGTGTGGAGATCCTCTATGCCGCCGAGAGCAACATCTCCGGTGCCGAGGGCATCATCATTGAGGGCCTGATGGAAGCTCTGGCTGAGTATTACAGCGCCGAGCTGGCCGAAAAAGCCCGCCGCGGTATGCGGGAATCCGCCCTTAAAGGCAAAGCCCTGGGCAGCTCCCGCCCGCTGGGCCTCACCGTGGACGCCGGCAAACACTACATCATCGAGCCCACAGGTGCCGAGGCAGTCCGGTATATCTTTGAGCAGTACGCCGCCGGGCTGTCCTCTTCCTCCATCGTGGAGCGCCTGAACGCCATGGGCCTGCGCACCAGCCACGGCGGCCCGTTCAACAAAAGCAGCATCAACCGCATCATTCAGAACGAAATGTACCGCGGCGTTTACGTCAGTAAAAAGTTTGATGTCCGCATCGAGGGCGCGATCCCGGCCATCATCGACAACGATTTATGGAAAAGGGCACAAAACATGTTTGAACGCAACCGCCAGAGCCGCACCCCGCACGCTTCCCGCGCCGATTATATTCTCTCCGGCAAACTGTACTGTGGAGAGTGCGGCTGCCTGATGAAAGGCGTCTGTGGACGCAGCAGCGGCAACGGCCAGATGTACCACTATTACGCTTGCCCCGGCCGCTCCATTGGCCGCGCCTGCACCCGCAAAAATATCCCGCAGGACGAGCTGGAAGCTATGGTGGTCAATTCCGTTGCGGACCTGCTGCTGGAGCCCGAGCTGCTGGAGCAGATCGCAGACGCCATCGTGGAGCTGCAGCAGGCCGAGGCCGCGCGCCCGGATCCGGAGAAGCAGGCGCTGGAAAAATCCCTGTCCGATGTCCGCAGCAAGATTCAGAACATCCTCACTGCCATTGAGAACGGCACCTCCAGCGCCGCCCTCTCTGCCCGCCTTGCCGACCTGGAGCAGCAGGAGAGCACGCTTTCCTATCAGCTCTCTTCCCTCACCGCCAAAAAGCCTCTCACCTTCACCCGTGACCAGATTTTGTTCCTGCTGCAGCAGTTCCGTGTCTCCCCCTCGGAGCGCACCAAGGCCTACTGCCGCCGCCTGGTTGATACCTTTGTGGATCACATCGAGCTCACCAACACCGAGCTGATCCTCTATTTCAACATCTCCGACGAAACCATTGATAAAAACAAAAAAGCTCCCCGGTCGAACCCTTCCAAAGAAAGTTCGACCGAGAAGCGTTTGGTCCGCCTGACATTCTCCCAGTCGAACCTTTCCGTCACCATCTTCCCCTCTTATTTTTTCCTCACCTGTCCCCTCTC